ATTGATGGTCGTGTGCGTTTCCAGGTGTCATGCCTACGCAGTTTCTTTCCTAGCAAGTGGCACCACGACAATCACATTCCCTACGTTCAGGCTAACCTTATTGCGGTCAAAGAAAAAACCCACGATTTTGGTGGAATACTGAGTATTTGACAAACCTCCTTTAAGTGTGTATCGTTGGTACCACTCAAAGGAAGGAGCCAAATGAACCAAGTATCCAATCCCGTGATTACTGGTTTGCTTGTAGAGGAACTACACCTCAAGAGCCAAACACCCAAGCCCACTGCAAAGGGCACACCATTACGCTACTCATCGGCACACTCGTGTGCTCGTCAGCAGGCGTATGCAGCACTAGGTGCTGACCCTACCGAACCTATGGACCACGCCGGTGCATGGGTTACAGGTTTGGGTACCATCGTCCACGAAGCATTACAAGATGCGATTAGTCGTCGCTTCCCATCAGCCCAGTTCGAGGTCGCCTCTCAGATAGGAGATTTCCTATCAGGTTCGTGTGACGCACTCATTGACATTTACGACGTTGGTTCTGTCTATGGTGGCACACACGTCCTGTACGAACTCAAGACCATGGGCACCTACGCCTTTGACAAGCAGGTTGGGTGGAACCGTCTGCGTGGCACAATGGGTGTAGGTGTTGGTCCAGCAGCGAAGGCTGTTGCACAGGCTGGCATGAACGCATTAGGCATTGAAGCAGAGAATCCTGACATCCGTATCGAGACACTCGTCATGGGTAGCATTGGCTTTGAAGCATTGTCAAAGAACAAGGCTGAGAACATGGGTGTCGAAGGTGTCAACCGATTTCTTGCCGAGTTCGAGGTACCACGTTACGAGTGGGAGCCATTGGCATCAGAAGAGATTGCACGTATGGAAAGTGTCCAGCGTCTCTTGGAAGATGGCTACCTACCTATTCGCTCCGCTAAAGACGATGACAACAATGTGCTAACGTTGGACCCCAACGGTCGTGGATGGCAGTGCGACTATTGTGCGTTCCGTTCTGTCTGTGTAGACGACGGTCCGGCATCTATAAAAATCTCAAGCAGTTCAATGAGTAAAAGAAAGGAAGTACAGTGAACACCACATACCCAACAGTTACCATGACAGGTAGCGAAGTAGAATTGACCATGTTCCCCGATTGTACCGATGGCAACACATGGGCAGTAACCCTTAGAGAGGGAGACGATTCTGTCTTTCTCGGTATCACACACAACTACGAGGCATGCCTTGAGATGATGAATACCTTCATGGTCGCATTTGCTGCTCTCGGGTACAAACTAGATTCAAACTTAGGAGAAACAAATGCAGAGTAACGAGATTAACGAATTAGCAAGTGCACTGGTATCGGCTCAGGCTGAGTTCAGCGCAGTACCGAAGGGTTCAACTAACCCATTCTTCAAGAGCAAGTATGCTGCTTTGCCAGATGTAGTTGCAAGTGCAAGCCCAGTGTTGACCAAGCACGGACTAGCAGTTAGTCAGCACATCGCTACTGGTATGAACGGTGCAGACATCCTTGTCACTTACCTCATTCACAAGTCAGGTCAGTACATCGCTCACGACATGACACTTCACCTACCTAAGTCAGACCCACAGGGTCAGGGTAGTGCGGTGACGTACGCTCGCAGGTACTCGTACATGAGTGTGCTCGGTCTAGTTGCAGACGAAGATGACGATGGCAACAAGGCTAGTCAAGCACCTAAGTCAGCACCCAAGTCTAAGCAACCAACACCACTAGACAACATGCGTGAACTGCTAGCCAAGAAGTTCGATGAGCCAGCAGACCGTAAGGCTTTCTGTGAGGAGAGAGTTCAGCGTACATTGAAGTCGTTGAATGACCTTGAAGAAGCAGAGATTGTTGGCATCATCCTAGAGTTGTCATGACCAAGTGGAAAGAGTGCAGTCACGAATGGTTACTAAGTCTTACACCTAACCCTTACGTGTTCTGCCCTAAGTGCGAAGCATCTTTCAAACCACAGAACCAACAGATGCCTTACAAGGGCATAGTACCGGAGCAGTATAAGTAATGACAGTTATCATCGGTTACACAGACGGAAAAAACTACGCCATTGGCGGAGACTCAGGAGCCTTCGATGAAGGTGGACTGTATCAACTGACTGGTGAACCGAAGGTATGGAAGTCGGGCGATTCGTTAATCGGTGGTGCGGGTAGTTTCCGCATCATCGAACTCGCCCGCAAGTCAGGTCTTAACGACCCCTACGCTCTACGCAACCACCTGATAGAGTCTAACCCCGGTGGTGAGTGGAACTTGCTAGTAGTAACTAAGAAGGCATTGTACGAATTGTCTGATGACTTCTCTGTTGTTAAGTTTAAGGAGAACTATGCATCCATTGGTGCTGGCAACAGCGTTGGCACTGGTGCTATGGCTATCCTTGCAGAGCAGAAAGTAGAACCTGACGTGGCAGTTAGAACAGCATTAAAAATTACAGCACGTCACTGCAACATGGCTATGGCACCATTCACGGTGGTGAAGTCATGAGGAAGTGGGTGTGCCCGAAGTGTCTATTGCTGATAGAAGCAAGAGCAGAAGAAGTACTACACCGTTGTCCTAGTAACAAGTCTAGGTACACATCATTCGAAGAGAAGGAAACAGATGAAAAAAGACGTTGAATACGAATACCTACGTGAGCGGAACGAGATTCTGCTCGGACGTATAGAAGAATACATGGTTGAGAACCGTGACCTACAACGTAAAGTGCGTGAGTTGCAGTTGCATCTCTCACGCCTACGCCATCCGTCAGGGGAGGGCAAATGATTAAGTCAGCCGTTGCAGTTGTAACTGCTATGACATCATTTTCTTTTCTGCCTACTACAACGACACAAGCAGAAGTACCACAACCAATCTTGGTAGAGACGGCAATGCCTACCCCCCCATTGCTGTCTCTGCCTAGAGATGTACAAGCCAGATTCGCATGCGTTGCATACCGAGAGAGCCGTGGCAAGGTAGTTGATACCAACGTGGTATCAGGTGCTCAGGGTATGTTCCAATTTATGCCTGACATTTGGCAGTTTGCTCGACAAAATATCAAGGGTCTACCACCTACACCGAACGAAGCAGACATCTATCAACAACAATCAGCAGTTGTATTTTATTACAACAGAAACCACGGGCTTTATCCAGAATGGACGGACGGTTGCTAATGAACCCAACCTTTAACGCAATACTAAAAGAAGTACAGGAAATGCACGACAAGAAGTCGAGAGATTACGGTCGTCCTGAGAACCCTTATTACAACATTCGTCAAAGCATGGCTTTTGGGATACCCTCATGGGTGGGTGCTTGTTTGAGAGCCAATGACAAAATGGGTCGTTTGCAACTTGCGGCTCAGGGTTCATTACTGGCGAACGAAGGCATTGAAGATTCTTTGCTCGACATGATTACGTACTTGACCATCGCACTAGATGAGTTCAGGAATGGAAACTGATTACCACAAGGCTCTTTGCATTCTGATAGATGAAGGATTTGTTACCACTGACCAGGTAAAACAGGCAGTGAGCAAAGCCAAGAAGTTACAGTACAAAGAAGGCCAAGACTCAGCGACATGGAAGTCGGCACACACGCTTGCTGTTGAACTACGTGAGTTGTGTGTGGCGAACGGATACAAAGCATTCAGTATCAACAAGTCTTCGATGAGCGACATCGAGTACTTGTTACGTGTCACTAACCACACCGAAGAAGAAGTACGTGGTGTTATTCAATGGGCTACATCGGATTCATTCTGGTCACCCGTGATACTCAACACCACACAACTGCGTAAACACTTTGACCAGTTGTTCATCAGACGGAACAGAACGTCTGCGCAACAACCAGTCGTTGACCGCAGTGAAGAAGTACGCAAGAGCATGGAGAACTTCGAGAAGAAGTTGGAGCAACGCAGGGCAGAAGCAGTGCCTATGCCTAAAGGATTCAAGGACGTATTAAAGAAAGGTAAGAGCAGTGAAGTTGAATGATTGGACAGCAGACGCTAAGTGTAAGGGGATGGACACAAACATCTTTTTCCCATTGAAGGGTTCTTCACACAAAGTTGACGAGATGGTACGGAACATTTGTCACGGTTGCCCTGTGTTAGAGCAATGCTTGGATGACGCACTATCTACGTATCACCAGATAGGATACAGAGCAGGTCTTAGTGCCAAGCAACGTAGAAGTATGTTGCTTAGACAGAAGCGAGAGAGTGCAGCATGAAGAAGATAACTATGACCGAGCAGGAAGTTGTTCAGAACATTAACGAAGCAGTGGACTCAGTGATGATTCCCTTGTTGACTGAACTGGTGACGCTTGGTGTATCACAGGAACTAATCGGCACAGCGATGATAAACATCGCAGAGCGAAAGTTAGATGAGCATGACGACACCACAGAAGGATAACGTCTTTGATGAAATTAGTAAATCAATGACAAAGGAAGAAATTTTGAAAGAACTTACAAAAATACAAGAAAAAATGGGTATGTATGACGACACCACAGAAGGCTAAGGGTTCCCAATGGGAGCGTGACGTTGCTAAGTTCTTTAACGAGAACGGCTACCCCAATGTTGAAAGACGATACGGTGCTGGCAACACAGTTGACAAAGGCGACCTCAATGGATTCGCACACGCCATTGTTATCGAGTGCAAGAACGTGGGCAAGATAACCCTCGCTTCTATCATGGACGAGACAGAGGTGGAGAAGAACAACGCTAAGGCAGACATCGGCCTTGCGGTGATTAAGCGCAGGAACACCAGCGCAGGTCGTGCCTATGCAGTAGTGACACTAGAAGACATGGTGAAACTGTTGCACATGGCCGGCTATTGATGTAGTATTACAAGGCAGTAAATAAACGAAAGGTACAGAGATGAGTACAACCATCATTGGTAGATTGACAGCAGACCCCGAGATTAAGTTCACTAACAACGGCACAGCCCTTGTGAACTTCTCGGTAGCAGTAAACCGTAAGAAGGGCGACGAAGAATACGTCTCCTATTTCGATGTAACAGCATGGGGCACACTTGCACAGGGTGTTGCCGACACACTTCACAAAGGTGACCGAGTTGTGGTAAATGGGTTTCTAACCCAAGACCGTTACGAGAACAAGGAAGGTAAGACGGTGAGCAAGGTAGTTCTAACTGCTGAAGCCGTTGGTCCTGACCTTCGATTCGCAACGGCCACAGTACAGGCTACTAAGAAGAAAGAAGTTGAAGCAGACTTCTAATGGCTGATTGGTCCGAGGCGAAGTGTATTGGTATGACCAAACTTTTCTTCGACGACCGCATAAAAAAAATTAACCGAGCGAAGTACATTTGCAAAGAGTGCCCACTTAAGAACGAGTGTCTTGAGTGGGCACTTGTGCATAGAGAAGCATGGGGAGTATGGGCTGGTCTTGACTATCACGAACTTCGTATCGTTGCCGTCTCATTGGGCTATGCGCCCCCTAACAGACGTGAGGTGGAGCATGGCACCGAACGTGGCTGGGCGTGGCACAGAAGGCAGAAGATGAAGGACACAGAGCACGAGACGTGCCAGCCTTGCGTTGACGCATACAACCAAGCCACCCGTATCCGAGTAGCCCGTTACCGCAAGAGAAAAAGTTCGACTTGACACGCACGTAATTGTGTGCTTATAATGTAGTCATACCAATTAAGGAGGGTATTAATGTCTAATTCAGTTACAGTTAAGATTCGTGGCGAGATGGTAAACTTTGTGTTTGACATTACGCCTGAGCAGTGGGTGGAGATTGACAAGTGTGTTAACGGACACAACCGCCCACGCAAAACCAGTCGTGGTACAAAAGACGTGGTGACTCTTATACGTGAGAGCATCAGATTCGCTGACGTGTAGTTTCCCTTCTTTCTAACACGTCAGCCTTGCCCCTGTGAAGTGCGCTTGCTCCTACCTCTTGCAAGTGACTTCACGGGGGCACTCTATTTTTAGAGCGAGCCGAAAATAAAAAAGTTGCGTTTGCGAGTACATCGTGGCGCGCAGGGCTGCCGAGAGGCAAAAAAAAAGGTAAAATACAAGTCAGAGACTTGGATTTTGCATGTTAAAAAAGCCAAGGGGAGTTGCGCAACAGCGCAACCCCCCGGGCTTTTTCTATAGATGTGAGACAAATAGTATTACATACATACCTACTGTCCACATGATTGCTAATGTCCAGGATTGCTTATCACCACCCGTTAGGGCAGCAATAAGTAATCCGCTTAGAACGGCGAGTATACGCCGTGACGTTTGGGTCATCGCTTGTAACTCCCAACGAAGCATTGGCATGCTTCCCAGTTGGCGTTACAGTCTTGGCACCAACCACAGTAGTGACAGAACTCATCCATGTAACTGAGTGTTTCTGGACACTCAGTGTTGAGACACTTTGTGAGCATAGTATCCTCGTCGTCCCAATCCTGATGAGCCATGACTACTGACTTAGGCGCTGGGTATGTGGAGTAATTGATAGGCATATATGACTTATTACTCCACCACAACCCCTCGGTCTGCCAATGGCCGAGTGATTCGCCAAGAATCAGTAGCGGTATCTCAAGTTCTAAGGTCAGAATTACAACCTTGGAATTGCTACCCTCTACAAATCCGTCCATCACGTCCCACACTCGCTGGTCACAAAGACCAGTGATGCCGCCGAAACGTGGCAACACGTCTTCGGCAAACACTCGAGAATCGGAGCGCCAGTCTCCCTTCTCGAGGGTCAATGGCAGAATGCCATTGTGGGCAATGATGGATTTCTTGTCTGAACCCTCAACCATGAAGCCATGACAACCACGGATGGATGTTTCACCGTGTGTTGCAATGCGAGCGTGGAAGAAATGTGCTTGCACATGATTCCCGTACTCGCGGAAGACAGCCTCGTAATCCGAGATGGCTTCCTTGGCTTGCATGGACTTACCTGATAACAACCTAAGTTCATTCTTGTGTTCTACAACAGCACCCCAACCAAATCCGTCAGGATTTGATTTGCATGCTTGTTCTAATTCTTTATGTGTTGGCTTTTCATTGCCTATACCTGCGCAGATTACGCACATGGTAATACCTCCTGTAGTCCGGTGAATGGCTCACCTGCTATAATTCTCGCTGCATGTGGGAATTTCCCACGTGCCACGTACTCTGCAAACTTAGGCCAGTCCAATGCACCACGGGCGACATCGAAAGATGTAAGACCGTGTGTGTAATCTCTGGCTGCTGCTACTAACTCGATACAACCTAACCAACGCAGCGAGAATGAAGGACGGAAAATCCGGATTTCGATGGTGTCCCTGTTACCAAAGTTCACCGCGTCAGAGTGTGAACTCGTGTGCGGTTCTAGAACTTTGAGTGGTACACCACCAGACTTCAACCCGTTGAAGTTGGCATAGCCTGAACTACGGCGTGCTGCTTCTTTCCAGTCCAATTCATTGCGACTGAACAACAGGCCGAAACGTGTCTGGTGAGCAGGTGACATACCTGCTCTTGACATGTGTACGTGTAGGCCGCAGTTGCTGCGGTTCCACGAACGTTGCCCACGTGCATTAAGTTCTGCAAGAACTTTAAGGAATGACGGGGCAAATTCACGCCATGAATCTAGGTCACGAGGGTGTGAAACTATCTCAAACCCACTAGACAGACTGCCATCTTCTTTTAGATAGGCAGTAGATTCTTTAACACTTCTAACGAAGTGCGCTGCTGCGTCTCCATTGTTATGGTTAATGTTCTCACATTCTAGTTCTATACCGAACTGTATGGGAGAATCACCGTGGAACACGGGGTCTGGCTTGTAGCCATAGTTGTGTACATAGTCATCTGCACCGTCGTTGTCACAACAATTGTCGCTGTTAGGACGATACTCGTCACAACTTTCACACCACCAGTAATAGTTACCGAGGCAACCGTCACAAACAGTACCTACGCCTGTAACGTGACCACTGTCGTAATAACCAGAGTCATAGTTTTGGTCACACTCATGACACCAGAAAGCCTGGCTATCATAACAGTCTTGACACCAGCGTTGTTCTTGACCAACAGAGTAGACTATGAAACAGTTATCTTCTGTTTCACCGTCGCTACAGCAGTCACATGGTGATATAATTACAACTTCTTCTTCCGTCGGTACGACGGGTTCTTGCATTTCAGACATGATTCCTTCTTTCATGTATGTATCGGTAGCACCTTACTACCGATTTATCGCAAAGTTGACTTTGCGAGTAAATCACCGACAGCCATTTGGCTGCGGTCGTTTTTTTTTAAAAACTACTAGTGAGTGGGGCTAGATGCCCCACCCACTAGTAATTGCATTAGTTGCTACCTACATAGCGTACGTACAGTTTGGTGATTTTACCGTATTTACGGTATGCACGCTCAAACTGCTGGCTTTTGAACTCTGTGGGCAGATATGCACCACGGTTCGGCTTTGATTCGTAAATCAAGGCCCATTGGCCTGGATTTTCGATTAGCATTAGTTTTACAGGGGCCCATTTTGCACCTTTTATAACTCGTGCTGTCTGTTTTTCTTGTGGTGTCTCCCACTTGACGTTAATCATGATTTCCTCCTTTCCTTCTTATCATTAGTACCACCCATTACGGCGGCGACGACGGCGACGTTGACGACGTGAGTCGTCAAACGCATTGCGCATATACGCCCAGAGCAGCCACCAACCAGTGGCTACTCCAAACAAGAAACACCAAAAAGCGTCGGCGTTAAACTTTTCCATTATTCTACCTTCTTTCTAGGGAACGGAGTGGCAACGTTTCTCGTTGCGCACTTGCGGTACTGCTTAGTTAAACCCTGATGTAACCACGTACTTTTGTACGTATCAGGGTTAACAACCTCAACCAATTTAACATTACAATTGGTACAATTTAAGTCACCAAACGCGCCGGACATTACATGTCCATCGCGTCTAGGAAATCAATGTATTCAAGTTCAGCCACACAGTGAGTGCAACGTCCACCGGGTGTACCCCAAAAGTCGTTACCACAAATGCATTCTACAACTGAATCTACATATACGATAGGCTCAAGCATTTTAATTCTCCTTTTTTTAGACTCACACTCGCTGTGAGGCGCGCAAGATTTCACAAGTGGCCCAAAGACTAGAAGCCTGTAACAACAGGCTACGACGGCTTTGGATGCCACGGTCTACCCACGTGCATGCCAGCGATTCCTAATCGCTAGGCACACTTTGAGGTGCGTGGAAGGATTTTTATGTAAGTTTTTTGTTGGGCAAAAAAGTTCATAAAATATCCTTAGCACCCACAAGTGCTCCACTTTTGGTCCACGGTTGTGTCAAATCGGCTTCCTATCCAACTAAAGAAATAAAAGAAGGAAGGTGCCGATTTTACACGTTCTGGGCCACAAGTGGAATAGTGCTCTGGGAGATGATGATATCTTGTCAAGCCCACAGAGAGAGAGAGAGATATATAGCGACTGGCCAAAATAATGTACATAATCATGAGCGGGGGGAGCGAAATGATTATGTATACAGTATTTTAGGCCACAAAGCGGGGCACTAGTCGGCCCAAACGTAGATGCAATCCAACTGGTTTGGATTGTGCTTGCAACGACAAATACATGCGACTGAGCATGGATTTGGAGTTGTCGGAGTGCAGGGTTCAGAAATAATGGGTAGTTTGCTTGTTGTTTACAAGCCTGCCGCAGGCATTAATTGATGAGCGCACGTGTAACGTGTGCGAAAAGTGGGAGTCTAAGAGGGCGCAGCCCTTTTGGGTTGTATAGAGAGATTACATCTCTCTTACCGCTACACCGGCTTCTTGGGCGATGCGCACCATGTGCGCAGTGCCCTTAGACTTCTGCTCGATATTCGAGTAGAAGGCTAGAACCAGGTCAGGCTTGCTTTCGGCAAGCATGCGCTGGTTCCTTAAGAAGCCAGCCTTTTTACCATCTTTTTTCCATTGGGCGGGGAATACGGTACAAGCGATGTTAATCGCTTTAGCGTATGCTCCGGCCATAACATCAGCACCTTTAGCACCACCGTGGACGATGTGCAAGTCGTAAGACTTGTACTCGTCAAGCACGAGTTTGAATGACTGCAAGTCATTAAAATCTCGTGAACCACAAACTATAATACGCATAGTTTCCTTTCTTTGGCGACTCTCGCCTGATGGCGGCCCCAGCAAAATCCTCGATTTTGCTAGACTTGGGACGACAGCGGGAGTGAGTCAATAGTGAGTCACACCAGCGCAGGTGTCCAGAGGGCAATGCCCTTTGGCGGGTTTGGGCAGAGCCCAAGAAAAAACACACACAGTGAACGAACAAAAAAAGCGCTTTAGCGCTTTTTCTCTGCAAAGAACTCACGAGTGAAGATAGGCTTGCGCCAGGCTGCCTCGAGTTGAGTTGCGTGTGTGTCGCAGAAGTCGTGTCGGATTGCGACATCGTCGCAGTCCGGAAGTTTGCAGGTAGAAGACATGATTCCTTTCAGCAAACGCGACTCTCGCGCCTGCAGTGGCGGCTCCAGTGGTATTGCGTAGCAAAGCCGGCGCAGTCAAGTGTTAAGCCAAGATGTAAGTTTTTGCTTGGGGCAAAAAGTTCATCTTGGTAACTTGATGGCTGAGGCGGTACCGCTAGGATGCCAGAACAAAGGTGAGAGAGTCATTGGTGACCAACCCGAAGGGGACGGAGCGAAGCGACTAATAAGTGGGGAGAGCGAAGCGTTAAGCCCATCTATCTCTTTCCCTATCATATCCTCTCTCATTCCACTACAAACAGAGTGAATAATCTATAGTTTCGTGGCGTATGCCACGCATGCAGGTGAGCGTAGCGAACCATGGCTGAATCATGCAATGATGAGGCCATAACGAGGGCGCACGAGAGGAAACCGAAGGTTTCTGACCGGTAGTGTGCCGAGGCGGTAGCCTAAAAGAAATTAAGTATCTCAAGAATGGTAAACTGTCATTCTCTCCAAATCAAGGCTAGCACACGAGCCGAGGACCCTGTCACATTTCTGTGTCAAAACCACTGTCAAAGGGTGTCTTAGGACTGGGGTTGTTTTAACATAAAGCCCCCTGCATTCACCACTAAAAAAATCTTAGGACAATCCACCCGTCATGAACACGAGGACTATTTACCAAAGGCTCTTGGCACGTGTTCAACCCAACCCCGCTCTAACCGGGTAACTCTGGCGAGTATCTGCAACCTCACGGCTGGGACTCACACTCCAGGGCGACTTTCACGCACGACCACTCACATTGGTGATACATCTACTATAACACCTTCACCGCCCTTGTGACGTAACTAGTATGTGAATGTTTTCACAAGCCAGGTGCTTGACAGGTGTATACCATGTGTGTATAGTTAGAAAAGTAGGACAGCCCTACACACAAGAATTTCCGAGTACTCTGCCCCCCACCCGAAACTGGGGGGCTTTGTGCTATTATAGTTACATGTGTTAAACTTGCGGCTGTGGCCAGCCATTTAACAAACACGGCGAAAAAGACATACAGACAACCAATCGTAAATATGCCGACCCCAAAATTAAGTTCAAAGCCGTAAAGCCAAAACCTAAACCTAAGCGGCCTTGATTTTTCGCAACCGCCGCCGCCGCGACAATACCGTCACCTCTCTTCGCCTTGGATGGCGTAGAAAACGCAGACGAGACTATAAGGCTCTCTGGAACGCGGACGGCACGCCACGCTCCTAGAGCAGTTTTGCACCTCGGTGCTAAAAATAAAAATTTTTTGGTTTTTCGTGTGCTACACTCAGGGGTATGAATAAACACATAGCCCCACACATCACAGCACTCCTTACAGGGGCAGGTGCTGTGCTATCAGTAGTACATCCAGGCTTCAGTCTTCCTGTAGGAGTTCAAGGACTTGTAGCATCACTTTGCGTATTGGCTTCTACCTTTACCGAAGCACTCCACTTTGTGCGCAAGCACAACCTTGAGAGCAACATTGCACTAGCAACTCACCTTGCTGGTACCGTGGCTTCAACAGTAGAAACAGAAACTAAGGCATAATGTCACATGGGGAGATAATTGAAAGTTCACTAAAAGCGTGGATAGATGAGAATCTCCCTAAGTTCCTCAACCGTATAAACGAGGAACTGCCAACAGACGCACCATGGGAGATGCCGGTCGTGGAGGACTATGTCCTCGTAATTGCCGTTAAGGATTACAACGACGGACTCGGCGGCATCTTTACCATTGGTGACTCCAACGTGCCTGGATACAGGGTGCGTGGTTTGATTGCAGACGCATTGAACTCATAAATGGCTGTAACACCAGTACAAAGGAAGAAATATTTTGAAGCACGAGCGGCTGGATTCTCCATTGCAGAAAGTGCTCGAAAGGCTAAGTTCTCAGAGGCCACAGCCTACCGAGTCGAAAAAGCCGCTCAAACCCTTAGAACCGACGAGGGACTAGATAGTTCTGCTCGTGACTATCGTGAACGTAAGACCGAAGCAAAACTGCAAGGTCCTATTCCTTACGACAAACTAAGTGACGAAGCCAAATTAGCACTTGAAGATTTTGGTTACTTTCGTGAGAGGTACTTTGGCCGTGTGTCTACGCCATGGCAAGAAGAAGCAGGTATGGCACTTGTAGATTTACTTGAGTCAGAACAAAAAGAATACGTGGTTATGAACATGCCACCTGGTTCTGGTAAGACAACTCTTCTCCACGACATTACCTGTTGGGTTATTTGTCGCAACCGTTCCACACGACTTCTGACCGGCAGTGCGACTATGTCCCTAGCCAAGCGAAACTTGATGCGTGTGCGCCGTTCATTAGAACGTGTTATTCCAGAACAAGCCGATGAAATGCTTAAAGCCCGTGGGCAAGCACTTGATGCTATTACTACAATGGCTCACGACTTTGGACGCTTCAAGCCATTGGAAAAAGAACTGTGGACCAACGAAGCGTTTATTGTTATGCAGCCAGAAGAGATGGGTGCTATTTCTGAAAAGGAGCCAACACTAAGTGCCTACGGTATGGATAGTGGTTTCATCGGAGGACGTTTCGATGGTTGTTTCTGGGACGACCTTGTGGACCCTCGCAAAGTCCGTTCTGCAGAAATGCGAGAAGCAATGGAAGACTGGTACCAAGATGTGGCAGAGACCCGACTTGAACCTGCAGGTATGCTTGCTCTTATTGGTCAGCGTTTGGCTCCTGACGACCTTTATCGCTTTGCTTTAGACATGGTGCAGCCTCTCGACGAAGAGGCAGAAGAAGCCATCGATGAAATGACTGAAGAAGAAGCGACACTGCTTCGACGTGACAAAAAGTACAAACACTTAAAATACAGGGCACACTATGAAGAAAAATGTAATCCAGATAATCACAAGCGTTCGGCTCTTGCTTACCCCGAGGGTTGTCTTTTGGACCCACGCCGTCTCGGATGGCGAGACATTTCTAACCTTATGTCCAACCGAGGAGAACGCTTTGCTGTTGTATACCAACAGGAAGACCTGGCGCTAGATGAAGTTCTTGTCAGGAATGAATGGGTCTACGGGCACGGGAACAGTCCCGGGTGCATTGACCATGAACGTGACCGTTGGGAAATACCGCCAGGTATTTCTGCATCAGACTGTATTGTGGTTGCAACCGCAGACCCTAGTCCAACAAATTACTGGTCAATCCAGTGTTGGCTATACCACAAAGAATCTGAACAAAGGTTCCTCCTTGACCTCATACGTAGTAAAATGGAAGCCCCGCAGTTTTTAGAGTACAACTACAACGAAGGCGAATTTACTGGGGTTATGGAAGATTGGCAGAGATTGTCTATTTCTATTGGGTTTCCTATTCAAGTGTGGATTGTGGAACAAAACGCAGCCCAGCGATTTATGTTGCAATATGACCATTTTAAACGTTGGCGACAATTACGTGGAGTGGAGATTATTCCTCACAACACTACTAGCAATAAATCTGATGCCAACTACGGAGTTACGACGATTTCTCAACATTGGAAGTTTGGTCGTGTAAGATTGATGGGTAAGGGCGAAGGTAAGGTTCGGTCAATGAAATTAATTGACGAAGTTACTAGATACCCCCACGGACGTACGGATGACTGTGTAATGGCGGAATGGTTCTTTGAATGGAACCTTCCTAATCTTTACATGCCTCAGACTAGGTCCGTGCAAGCATGGCGACCAAAATGGGTAAAAAATACCCAACTAACTAATTTGAGGTTTTAGATGCCCCTTTCTCCTGACAACGACAAAGCCTCCGGGCAGATTGTTCAAATGTATCAGGAGCGTCGCACACAACGTAGCGGTACGTTTCGACGCATGCAAGAAATACGTGACCATTACAACGGTGATGTTATTGTTCCACTGCCGGAACTAGACGAAGCAGAAAAGCCTGCAATCCCAAACCTCATTGCTCAAGGTATTGACTCTTTCGCTATGCGAGTTGCTTCAATGCTTCCTGACATTCAATATCCTTCACTTCGCCCAGGTATCCAGGTTTCTGAAAACAAAGCCCGTGACCGTCGTCTTGCCAACATTGGTTGGTGGGACATGAACAAGATGGCTGTTAAATTACGTCGTCGCAGCCGTCACCTTACTGCTTACGGTATGTCTGCTGTATCTCTTTCTCCTGTATCACTTGACCCACAAGACAGACGACGTATTCCACACTGGCGTGTACGCAATCCTCTTGCTACATATCCTGCTCCAATGATTGACCCGGACAACATGGAACCAGTTGACTGTATTTTTGCTGACCGTCGTCCTTTGGGTTGGATGAAAGAACACTACCCACAACAGACTTCTATTCTTTACAAGGGTGACAAGCATGACACTGACATGTTTGAAATTCTTGAATACCTTGATGCCAGCGAAACAGTTCTTGTAGCCGTTGGTGCCGAGAAGCAAAAAAACCAAGGTTTTACACAGGAAACAGGAAAAGGTGTAGCAACACACATTATTCTTGAGCGTATTCCTAACCGTGCAGAGATTTGCCCAGTAGTTATTGCTGGACGTATTACTCTTGACCGCCTTCAAGGTCAGTTTGACCAAATGCTTGGCATGTACCAACGTGAAGCCAAGTTGGACGCACTCAACACTATTGCAGTATTCCGCAACGTGTTTCCTGACGAATGGGTTGTATCACCTGCCAACGCACCAACCTCACCACGTATTGTGCAAGAGGCTGACGGTAAAATGGGTATTCGAGGTATCTTGGACAAAGGACAAATTCAAATTGTCCATCCACAGCAAACCCAAGATGCACCGATGGCGCTTGACCGCCTTGAGCGAGCACAACGCCTTACGGCTGGTATTCCTGCCGAATTTGGAGGCGAGTCAGGTTCTAACATCCGTACCGCTCGACGTGGTGCTTCCGTCCTGTCTAGTGCAGTTGACATGCCACTCCAGGAATACCAGGAAATCTTTGCTAACTCAATGGAGTTAGAAAACATGCGTGCAGTTCAAATTATGAGGTCGTACTACGGCAACAAGCCAAGTATGTTCTTTATGGGTGGCGATGGCAAAGTTGTTAGCGAAGACTACACACCAAACGAAACATTCGAAACAAATCTTTCATACGTTAAATATCCAATGCCTGGTTCTGACATTAACGGTCTTGTGGTTTCACTTGGTCAACGTGTTGGTATGGGAATCATGTCTAATGAGACAGCCCGTATTATGGACCCAGCAATTGAAGACCCACAATTGGAAGCAGACCGTGTTGAGATGGAAGGTCTACGTAAAGCACTGTTAACAGGTCTTGAGCAGCAGGCTTCTGCTGGTTCACTTGACCCAAGCATTATTGCTCGCATTGCCAAAATGAAAGCACAGCGTCACGTTACACTTGAAGATGCAGTTGCTAAAATTCATGAAGAAATGCAAAAGGAACAAGCAGATAAAGCCAACGCTATGCAACAGCAACAGGGTGGTATGCCCCAGGGTATGCCCCAGGGTATGCCGCAAGGTATGCCAGGCATGGGTGGGCCAGAACAGGCACCACAAGGTGCTGCTCCAGAAATGCAGCCAGGTATGGGTGTATCACCAGAAAACCCAATTCAACCTGGTGCTCAGCAAGCACCTCAAGGACAACCAGATGTACGTCAACTATTAGCAAGTCTAGGTGGACAAGGAGTATAATAAATGCCAAGAACAGGTAAAGGCGGCTCACGTCAAGGAACTCCAGGTACAGCGTACGGCAACCGTACAGATTTAAACCTTCCTAAAACTACTGTGCCTAATCAAGAATACGGAAAGGCAACACAACAGATGGCTGCACAATCTGCAGTACCTATGGCTTCTTCTCCTCAATCATCAGCATTGCCTGATGCTGCACAGCCAAAACAAGCAGTAACACCTGGTTCGCTTTCATTTCTTCACCCAACCGAAAGGCCAAGTGAACCAATCACTGCTGGTATTAATCAAGGTCCTGGACCAGGAGCAGAAGCAATTGCTCCTTTGCCAAAAAACATTATTTCAGATTCTTTGCTTCACTTGGTCAATGACCCTAACGCCAACTCTGCGACTTTTGACCTTGCTGCTACCGCTCGCTTGTTTGGTCTTTAATGTCTGACGGAAAAGTAAATCCAATTCCGGTACAACCTACTGCCCCAGTTGCAGGTCCAAAGGGTGTAAACCTTGGTGCCACTATGCAGTACCAGGACCAGATGAACGAATACAACAAACAGGTAGACACAGGTGCTTGGAAAAGCCTTAACCAACAACAACACGATTATCTTACAACTGCTTACAGAAACTACCCTGGTATTTTTAAGAACCCTGCTTTAGTAACAGGTCTTCTTAACAACACAGGACCAATGACTGGTGTAACACTTCCTGAAGCAACTAAGGCTTTGAAGTTTATGGCGTTGTACAACAATGCAACTTCTCCTTATTACAACAACCAAAACCCTACAGGATTCACTGGACAAGTTTGGAACGGTGTTAAAGGTTGGTGGAAGGGAATGACTAACCCTACCAACTGGAAATCAGCCGGCAGTGATGTTGTAAAAATTGGTGAACACATGTATGACTCGGGTCACGAGTTTTTTAAAAACGGTATTCACCAATACGGTGTTGGTGGGTTTCTAACTCACGAAGCATCAGTCTTTGGTAAATCAGTATCAAGTGCATTGCCAGCATTGGCTAGTTCTACTCTTGGCATGGCCGAACGCATAGGTAAGTCTTCTATTGAAGCAACTGGAATCATGGGTGCTAAAGGATACGAAGACCTTTATCACACCGTGGCTAATCTTGCTGAAAATGTAAACCCTTGGAGCCAAAAAAATGCTTATTTTATGGCGGCTCACGTTATGGCTTACTACGAAAGCATGATTAAGAAGCACGGTCTTGTTTATGCCGCAGGAAACGTTGCTCCATCTATCGCCGCTATTCTTGCAGGGAACCTTGCAGGTGCAGCAGCAGGTGTTACTGGTGCTGCAGAAGTAGGTGCAGCAGCAGATTCAGTAGGTATGGCAGCAGACTTGGCAGATGCCGCAGCAACAGGTGGAGAAGCAGGGACTGCCGCTGCTCGTGCAGAGTCCGCTGCTAATGCAGCAGCATCTTCTTCTACTAAAGCAGGCAACGCT